GCGCAGCGGCGCGCTTACGTCATCGCCGACAACAAGCTCGCACTCAACGCCGGCTGGAACGAGGAACTGCTCGCATCTGAACTGCATGCGCTCAACGGCGAGGGCTTCGACCTCGGACTCACCGGCTTCGCCGAGTCCGAGCTGGACGCCCTCATGGCGCCGCTTGGCGAGGAGACGGATGCCGCCGATGGTGACGGCGAGGACACCGCCGATGAGACGCCGGCACCCCCGCGCGAGCCGGTCTCTCGCGCGGGCGATCTCTGGCTGATCGGGAGCCATCGACTGCTGTGCGGCGACAGCGCCGATTCCTCAGTGGTGGCGCGCGTCATGCATGGCGAGCGCGCGGCGCTCGTCTTCACGTCGCCTCCGTACGGCAACCAGCGCGATTACACGACCGGCGGTGTCGCCGATTGGGACGCGCTCATGCGCGGCGTGTTCGCGGTGCTGCCGGTCACCGACGAAGCGCAGGTGCTGATCAACCTCGGTCTCGTTCACCGCGACAACGAGTGGCAGCCCTATTGGCAGTCCTGGCTCGACTGGATGCGCGAGCAGGGCTGGCGTCGCTTCGGGTTCTATGTCTGGGACCAGGGGCCAGGATTGCCGGGCGACTGGAACGGACGTCTCGCGCCCGCTTTCGAGTTCGTCTTCCACTTCAATCGCAAGGCGCGCAAGCCAAACAAGATCGTGCCCTGCAAGTGGGCGGGCCACGTCAACGATACGCACGGCGGCATCCGCCACAAGGACGGCCACGTCGGCGAATGGACGCATGCCGGCCAAGGCGTCCAGGAGACGCGGATCCCCGATAACGTCATCCGCATCACGCGCCACAAGGCGCGCGGCATCGAGACAGAACACCCCGCGGTGTTTCCGGTCGCGCTGCCGGACTTCGTGATGCGCGCCTACAGCAGTGAACGCGACAACGTCTACGAACCGTTCGCTGGTTCCGGCACCAGCATCATTGCGGCCGAGCGATGTGGCCGACGGACGCGGGCAATCGAGCTCGCGCCCGAATACGTCGATGTCGTTCTGCGCCGGTGGCGCAAGCTCTTTCCCGATCAGCCAGTGAAACTCGATGGCGAAGGCCAAACCTTCGAAGCGGTCGCGCGAGCGCGCGGGGTCGCAATCCCCGACGACGACTGACCCGCTCCAGGTCGAGTTCTGGCCGATCGATCGCCTGCTGCCCTATGCGGCGAACGCCAGGACGCATCCTGACGAGCAGGTCGCTCAGATTGCCGGCTCGATCGCGGAATTTGGCTTTAACGTCCCGTGTCTGGTCGACGACCGCGGCGTGCTGATCGCCGGCCACGGCAGGGTCATCGCGGCGAAGCGGCTCGGCCTACAGCGGGTCCCGATCATCCGGCTCGGCCACCTGACCGACGCCCAGGCGCGAGCCTTTCGGCTCGCCGACAACCGCATTGCGCTCAACGCTGGCTGGGATGACGAACTGCTCTCTGCCGAGCTGAAACGGCTCAAGGAGGATGGTGTCGATTTCGCCTTGCTCGGGTTTGCCGAGGACGAGCTCGATCGGCTGCTCGACGGACTCAACCAGGATGGGGCAGCGGCGGGAGAGGATGAAGTCCCCGAACCGCCCGCTCAGGCGGTCACTCGCCCGGGTGACATCTGGCTGCTTGGACCACATCGCCTGCTGTGCGGCGACGCAACGATCACCACCGATGTCGAACGTCTGCTCGACGGGGCCCGTCCACACCTGATGGTGACGGACCCGCCTTACGGTGTCGAATACGATCCCAATTGGCGAGTCGAGTCCGGTGTTTCCTCGACCGCGCGGCCCGGCAAGGTCAACAATGATGACCGCGCTGATTGGCGCGAGGCTTGGAGCCTGTTTCCGGGCGAGGTCGCTTACGTCTGGCACTCGGGGATTCACGCGCGGACTGTGGCGGAAAGCCTCGATGCCTGCGGCTTCCTGATCAGGGCGCAGATCGTATGGGCCAAGCCCCGCCTGGTGCTGAGCCGCGGCGACTATCATTGGCAACACGAACCCTGCTTCTATGCGGTGCGCAAGGGAGCGAGCGGGCACTGGCAGGGCGCGCGCGATCAAACCACGTTGTGGACCATCGCCACCGGCGAGAGCGACGAGGCCACCGAACACGGGACGCAGAAACCGGTCGAGTGCATGCGTCGGCCGATGATAAACAACAGCGCCAAGGGCGACCTCGTCTATGAGCCCTTCGCGGGATCCGGGTCGACGCTGATCGCGGCCGGCTCGGTCGGTCGCGTGTGTCTCGCCCTCGAAATCGATCCGCGCTATTGCGACGTGATCATTGAACGCTGGCATCGTCATGCACGTGGGACGGCGATGCTTGCCGACGACGGTCGCACCTTCGATGCCGTGAAGGATGAGCGATTAGCTGCATGAACGGAAAAGCGCCGCCAGGCTCTCGCCAGGCGGCGCGCAATAATTCGAATCAGCTCAGTCGACGATGCGGTAGACGCGTCCCCGTCCTTCGATCTTCTCGGACTGCACGTTCAGGCCAAGCTTCTTCTTGAGCGCACCGGCGAGCGCGCCACGGACCGTGTGCGCCTGCCAGTCGAACTTCTTGACGATCTCGTCGATCGTGGCACCGTCGGGACGCTTGAGCATCTCGATGAGTTGCGCCTGCTTGCTGTTGGCGCGTGTGCCGGGCGTCTTGGCTTTGGGTTGGGCCTTCCGCTTCGGAGAGGTCTTGGTCTTCGCCTTGCTCGTCTTCGCCATCTCGGGGCTCCTTCGTAGTCGGGCCGCGACCATCGCGACCCTTCTACGACCCCGAGCCCCGCATCGGAGCGGGGCAGAGGCTGAGGGACGGGAGCCAATCAATTTCGGCGCGACAGCACGCGGTCCATCGATTGCTGAAAGGTTTCATTGGGAAGGGCAGTCTCGGCGGCGTGCCGGATCACGCCGAACACCACGAGCTGCACGCGTCTTACAGCTTGCTCCAGGGTTTCTCCCGGCAGGATTTGGGCGCCGCAATTCGCGAGAAATTTTCGCAGCGCCGGCTCGCGTGCCGCAGCGACGCGGGCCCGAATCTCAGCCGGCGAAAGGCTACTCCAATCCTCCACGGTCATGTGCCTCCTGGCGATATTCGTTCCGTGATGGCGGCATAGAGGCGCTGCTTGGGCCCGGAGCCAAGCGAATAATCGGATCATTTGATTGCTTGGTTCGCCGCACAATCACCATGGGATTATCAATCCGTGCTTATGCCAAGGCGCGTGGCGTCAGCCACGTGGCCGTGCTCAAGGCCGCGAAGGCGGGGCGCATCCCCCTTGAACCGGACGGCACGATTGATCCCGCCAAAGCCGACGCGGCCTGGCAGCGCTCCACGGATCCAGGGCGTAGCAAGGCCAAGGCGAAGCCCGCCTCAGCCGGCGAAAAGCTCCGTCCCGTCGGCGAAGCCGCACTTGGCTCCGTACGCGAGACGCTGAAGGAGCAGGGTCTTCCGGCCGGCGGCAACGTCACGTTCGTCCAGGCGCGCACTGCGCACGAGATTGCTAAGGCCCATCTCGCGCGGCTGCGACTGCAGCGGATGAAGGGCGAGCTTGTTGATCGCGCACGCGCCACCGCACTTGTGTTTCGCCTGGCGCGTGAGGAACGCGACGCGTGGGTCAACTGGCCGACGCGTGTCGCGGCTTTGATCGCAGCCGACCTCGGCGTGGAGGCACACGCGGTCCAGAAACTCATCGAGACGCATGTCCGCGGTCACCTCGCCGAACTCGCCGAAATCCGAGCCGAGTTCAGGTGACCTGGTCGCTTTCGACGGCGCGGAGGAACTAGGCCAAGCGTGGCGCGATGGCCTCACACCGGATCCCGCGCTGACCGTTTCAGAGTGGGCTGACCGGCATCGAATCTTGAGTCCGCGAGCCTCCGCCGAGCCAGGCCGCTACCGCACCGATCGCACGCCCTACATGCGGGCGATCATCGATGCGCTGTCGCCCACGCATCCGGCGCGGCGCATCGTGGTGATGAAGTCGGCGCAGGTCGGCTTCACCGAAGGCGGCAACAACTGGATCGGCTACGTCATTCATCATGCGCCTGGGCCGATGCTCGCTGTGCAGCCGACCGTCGAGCTCGCCAAGCGCTTCTCGCGCCAGCGCATCGATCCGCTGGTGAACGAAAGTCCGGCGTTGCGCGAGCGGGTGAAGCCCGCGCGCTCACGCGACGCCGGCAACACGGTGTTGTCGAAGGAGTTTCCAGCGGGGCTGCTCGTCATCACCGGGGCGAACAGCGCGGTCGGCCTGCGTTCGATGCCGGCGCGCTACCTGTTCCTCGACGAAGTCGACGCCTATCCACCGTCGGCCGACGAGGAAGGAGATCCTGTTGCGCTCGCCGAAGCTCGCACGCGCACATTCTCGTGGCGCTCGAAAGTCTTGCTTGGTTCAACGCCCACCATTCATGGGCTGTCGAGGATCGAGCGCGAATACGAGGCATCAGACCAGCGCCGGTACTTCATGCCGTGCCCGCATTGCCGCGAGATGCAGTGGCTCAAGTTCGAGCGGCTGCGCTGGGACAAGGGCAAGCCCGAAACCGCTCACTACACGTGCGAATCCTGCGATGGCCGGATCGAGGAGCATCACAAGACGGCGATGCTCGATGCCGGGGAGTGGCGCCCGACTGCGGAAGCGCAGGACCCCGGCACCATCGGCTTTCATGTCTCGGCGCTCTATTCGCCCGTTGGCTGGCTGTCCTGGGAGAACATCGCACGCCTTTGGGAAGCCGCGACCACTGACGAGGCGAAGCGCAGCTTCAAGAACAGCGTGCTCGGCGAGACCTGGGTCGAAGTCGGTGAGGCGCCTGACTGGCAACGCCTCTACGAGCGCCGAGAGTCCTGGCAGATCGGAGTCGTGCCCAGCGGCGGACTGTTCCTGACGGCGGGCGCCGACGTCCAGAAGGACCGCATCGAGGTTGACGTCTGGGCCTGGGGCAGAGGTCTCGAAAGCTGGCTCATCGACCACATCGTGGTCGATGGCGGACCCGAGCAGGCCGTGACCTGGGAAGAGCTCGGGCGTCTGCTCGATCGGA